GTTTGGCAAGAGGATCTCAACCGTCGCCTGCATGAAGAAGGCGACCTTCGGAGGGGCCACGTAACCAGAGGCTGTACCGCCAGCTGGTGTTTCGAGGACCGGAACGCGCAAAGTAACTTTAGCGCGATTGACGGCTTCCACCGCCGGGTACCCGTTTTTCAGAGAAAGCATTACGCTCTCTTGAGCAACCACCGACACCGAAGTGTCCCCGTTACGCATATACGTCGCGGGGTCCAGGGACTGGACGGGGTTGAACACGTGGCTTACCGGAGTGGTTTGACCGTCATTGATAGTGATGGGAGCGATAGCCGCCATTACATTCCTTCCTTACGTCTTCCGACGCGGGTTATCTTCGCCGAGAAATTCGGAGAAGGGGAAAGTTACAACATGAAGCTTATCGCAGTTTACCAACCTGCGACCTAGCGAGTGCCGCTGCCGAACCAAGCTGACCCAGCGTAACGTCCATCGGTGAATGAATCAACCGAGCGACGCGATTTGCTGAGAGAGCCCAGGACGACGGTAGCGACGGGTAGACCACACGGTTGACGATAATCTCGTCAAAGTACGACGAACCAGATTGTCGACAGACAAACTTGTTGTACGCACGACCCGCGCGAACGTGGATATAAGCCTTTTTTTGAGTCACTGAGGTATCGCAACACGACGTAACGGGCATAACCCGTCGCGCATGAGCGGCCTGTAGTGCATCGCCAATCGGCAGAAACCAATCCACGACAAACGAGAAAGGCACTGACTCCCAAAACACCGTTGCAGGATCGGTTAAACCGAGCCGCTCCGGTAAGGAAGCCGTGCTCGTCACTTCCACCTTTAGGTGTCGGCGACGCTCGTTGACTATCAAGCGGACATCATCCAGCGGGACGTATAGCCCCGTTGGCGTGCACACCTGACTGGTCTCTCTTACTGAGGAGCGAATCACACCTTTACGGGGCTCGGTTTTAATGAGCTCCGCGAGAGAATGTATGTCGCCTAGTAGAGGTAACCACCCGTACTGCAGCTCAAGCCATGCGTTTGCAAAGTAGCCGGAGTCGAGCGAACGAATCGCCCGTCGCCGGTCTGCCTTACTTACGTGGGCTAAAGCAGCAAGTGCACCGCCGATGTTACCACGACGAAGGGCCCGCGCAGAATCAGCTAGCGTTTTTAGGCGCTTGATGATCATCTCCGCGGATTCTCTTCCCTCCGTTATGGCCACGCCGGCGTTAAAGGTGCTATTCCTCCATTTCTCAAGCAGTTTTGCAACCGCTTTCGTAAGATCTGGAGGTGGTACAGCACCAAAGCTCGCATTGGCACCAAACCACGACGTATCACACCTGGAAATCACACCGCCACTAATATGCTGAGATAACGAGGGTGGAAACACCGTTGTCGTCTTTTGCATAGAGTATTGGTGGTCATGATAAATGCCAGCGAGGCGTTCGCCCCTACTCGCATTCACTCCACTTTGATTATAATTGACTCGCTCGACAGGCTTAAAGCCAACGTCTGCGGGGCCAAGAAAATTCTCGTGGAACCAGGAACGTGTCGTCATGGTAAAAGCTCCAAGGTGCCATTGGTTGCATGCGCTCTAGCGGCAAAGCCGCAACGATGACGCCGATGATAAACGTTTAGTGCGTTCTGATAACCCCAGAGAATCCCCAGGCATCGAGCATAATACTGAGACCAGCAACGGCAGCCTTAGAGGCTGGCGAACCTGGAAACAGAACAAGCACGCTGACTAGGACCCCTGCGGCCCAGTATGGCACTGTATTTCTACGTTTTTTCATAGGCGCCTCCGTTATCCGCGCACACTGGCAGAATGCCAAGTAGAGCCCCG